GCGCCTACGAAGCCTGGATCGCGCCGGATGGCGTGCAGGACAACTTCAGCTACCCGGCCGGCTACACGGTCTAAGCCGGTAGCAACCACCACCCCTCACCGGAGCCACCATGCCCGTCACCGATGCGCCCAAGACCGTCACCGTGCCCGCCGCCGACCTGGCGGCCATCATGGCCCGGCTCAACGAACTCGAGGCCAAGGGCGGCGCCGAGCCGACCCACATCGGCCCGCGCCAGTTCGCCAAGGCGCCCTGGGCCGAGGAGATCTGGGTCGAGCCCCTGATCGACTGCACCCATCCGGACCATCCGGACCAGCTCAGGGGCCAGGAAGACCCGTCGAACTACGGCGTCTACCGCAAGGCCGCCACCGACGAGCAGCCGGCCGACATCTTCCGCCTCAAGCACCGCGAACTGCTGCACCGCCACCTGCGCGAACTCAGCAAGGAAGAGGTGGCAGAGGCCCGCAAGCGTCTGGCGTCGGCCAAGGCCAACATCCCCCAGCAGGCGGCCCGCGGCATGAAGGTCATCCGGAACCCCTTCCACTAGACCACCCACGCGCGAGAGGGTGAGCAGAGGCGCAGCAGGCTCACCGCTTGTTGCGCCTTTTCCTTTGGCAGAGAGGCCACGATGTCCGCCAGTGCCGTGCAGATCTGCAACCTCGCGCTCTCCCGCATCGGCTCGACGCAGGCCATCACCAGCATCACCGGCACGGGTCTGCCCGTCAGCGCCCAGCAGTGCCAGCTGTGGTACGACCAGACCCGCGTGGCCATGCTGAGTGACTTCCCCTATCCGTTCGCCGAAGCCTACTTCGTGCTCAACGAGGTCGAGGGGCCGGAGACATCGCAGACCCGCGCCAACGCGCAGTGGCTGCGCAGCTACCGCTATCCCAGCGACTGCCTCAAGCTCCGCCAGGTCATCCAGACGCCGCCGCCGATCGTGGCCAGCGGCATCCCGCAGACGACTGGATCGCCTGGAATCAATTTCCTTTGCAACGAATATTGGCGCCGTGCGATCGGCAACGCCTACCCGGTCAGCTACGGCATGGGCAACGACGCCAACGGCCAGTTGATTATGTCCGACTTCTATGGGGCGCAGGGCCTGACGGCCATCTACACGCAGGACGTGACCGATCCGACCAAGTTCGATGCCGACTTCGTCGACGCCTTCGCCTGGCGGCTCGGCGGCGAACTCGCCATGGCGCTTGGCTACGACAACGCCAAGCGCGAGATGTGTCTGAAGATGGCCGAGCGGTCGGTCTACCGTGCGCGCGTGACGCAGATGAACCAGATCCAGTCGGATGGCCCGTACCTGCGCCGGCAGAGCGAAGTCATTCGCGCCCGCTGGGGTGGCTGATGTTACCATACGGTCGGTTGCGTCTGCTTAACGATGCGGTATCTTCCTTGCGGAGATACCTATGCGCAAAGAGTCGCCCGAGCTTCGCTTCCCGAAATACTACGTGTGCCGGCTCGACACCAAATGCTGGGAGTGGATCGGGAGTTTTGACGGACAGCCAAGAGGCGGCCCAAATCCCCGTGGTCGATACGGACGATTTGTTTTTACTGGCCGCGCCAACATCGCTGCTCACCGTGCGAGCTACCTCATCCACAAGGGGCCAATTGCCGATGGCCTACAAGTCTGTCACTCCTGCGATAATCCATCGTGCGTCAATCCAGAACACCTTTGGCTTGGCGACGCGCAGGCCAACATGGATGACCAAATCGCCAAGGGGCGAAGCGCGCACCAGAATGGCTACGTTCCCAAGCCAGTGCCTGGGAGCATCAGTCACAAATCGCCAACGACTGGACGGCGAGTCGTTGATACGACATGCTGCATTTGCGGCAACGGCTGTGAACAGGAATACACCGGGTGGATCCTCAAAAAGAAAGCGTGCTGTTCGCCTGCATGCAAGAGCAAGCGACTTAGCGAAGCCATGCGGGCAGCGCGAGCGCGGAAGTCTTGGAATAAGAGCGGCCTGATATGCCCAAGCGAGTCTCATTAAAACAGGTATCCGCCAGCGGGGGCATAATTTCCCCGCAGGCGTACAGCCGAACCGACCAACGCAAATATGCGACTGGCCTGGCGACGTGCAACAACGCCATCGTGCCGCGCTTCGGTTCCATGGAGCACCGCGGCGGGACGCGCTTTCTTGACCGCATCCAGAACATCGGGCAGATCAACACTCGGGCCATCCCCTGGGACGCCACGCTCAACTTTGCCGTGGGCAACGTCGTCACCTACTCGGCAAAGATCTATGTGGCCATCGCCGACACGCTCAACGATCAGCCCGACACCAGCCCGGCTGTCTGGCAGGAGGTCAGCGGTAACCCGCTGGACGCCGATACGTTCACCAGTCGGACGATCAAGTTCATCCGCGACTTCGATACCAGTTATGAACTGATCTTCACGCCCAGCAACATCCGCGTATTCCGCGACGGCGTGGCCGTACTGATCGCCTACAACGATGTTCCGACGTGGTCGAACGCGACCAATTACCTCATCGGCGACATCGTCAAGAACGGCACGTCCGACGCCTACATCTGCGCGGTGCCGAACATCAACCACAACCCAGTGACCGCGCCCTCGCCGGTGGCCTACTGGCTGAAGATGGTCAATGATGGCGGAACCAACTTCTTCATCGACATCCCGATAAATGGCGCGACGACGGTGGCCGATGCGGAGTACATGCTGCCCGAGGCCGCCCTGCGGACCATGCAGGCCGTGAATTTGAACGACGTGATGACCATCACCAGTCACTACTTCGGGCCACTGACGCTCACGCGGTTCAGTGACACCAGCTGGCAGCTGACCCGCGTCGTCACCGGCGCGAGCATCGGGCCGCCCGGCACCGTCAACGTCACCGCTGGCGTGCCGGCGACCGGGCAGGCGGCACCCTCAGGGCTCGGAATAACTGGCGGCGATCCCGGCAATCCGGTGGTCAACTACTTGGTGACCGCCTACGGGGCGACGGGCGAGAGCACGTTCAGCAACATTGTGGCTCACCGTCAAGGAAGCGTGGGCTTCCCCGCAGTCCTGACGTGGTCCGCCGCCGCTGGCGCCAATGGCTACTTCGTCTACTACGAACAGGGTGGCATCTATAGATTCATCGGCTCGACGTCGGCGCTGACCTTTACCGACACATCGGCGGTCGTCGGCGCCTATCCGGCCAAGGTGCTGCCGGCGGCGCCCACGGGCGTCACGGTGTTCAGCTACGTGGTGACGGCCATCAGCGCCATCGACGGCAGCCAGTCGATCGCCAGCAGTGTGGCGACGGTCACGGGCGCGACGCCCACGGCAGCCAACCCGAACGTCATCAGTTGGTCGCCCGTGACCAACGCGGCTGAATACCAGGTCTACCGAATCATCAACGGCGTGCCTGGCAGCATCGGCATCACCACCAACTTGACGCTCAACGATATCAACCAGCAGCCGGACTTCACCCAGCAGCCGCCCAACCCGCTGACCGACCTGGGCGCGGCGAGCCTGTTTCTGACGCGCGGCAATTGGCCGGCGACCTGTACGTACTTCCAGCAGCGGCTCTGCTTCGCCAACACGGTGAATCAGCCGACATCCGTCTGGATGTCGCAGATCGGTCGCTACAGCAACTTCAACGTCTCGACGCCGGTGCGCGACGATGACGCCATTCTGTTCGTCATCGCAGGCAAGACTACACAGCCGATCATCGCCCTCGTGGACCTGCAGAAACTGGTCATCCACACGGAATCGGCCGAGTACGCTGCGACGGGCAACCAGTTCGGGACCATCACGCCCTCGGCCATCAACTGCATCTTGCAGGGCAGCGCCGGAGCCGCCTTCCCCGCGCCGATCACCATCGGCGACTGCGACCTCTACGTGCAGGCCCGGACGCAGATGGTCCGCGACCTGCGGTTCCGCATCGGTTCCTACACCTACAGCGGCAACGACCTCACGATTTTCAGCGTCCAACTGTTCGCCACCCGCACGGTCATTCAGTGGGACTGGCAGCAGACCAAGAACAGCATCGTCTGGATGGCGATGAGCGATGGCAGCCTCTACGGGCTGACCTACGTGCCCGAGCAGGAGATTTGGGCGTGGCACACCCATCAGACGACCAACGGCGTCGTCGAGGATGTCTGCGTGGTGCCCGACCGCACGCAGGACACCACCTATATCACCGTCAAGCGCGAGATTGCCGGCGAGGCCATCCGCTACCTTGAGGCCATCGTGCCCGGCACCTATACCGACACCGTCTACTACACCGACTTTTGGGGCGTGGACTGCGGGCTCAGCTACGACGGCACGGTCACGAACGGCGACACCCTGACGGTGACGACTGGCGGCGGCTGGACGCCCACCGACCTGCTGACGCTGACCGTGACCGGCTCGCACTTCGTCAACACCGACCCGGCACGGCACAACAAGCTGGTGCTGTCGCTCATCGACGACGCCACCGGGCTTGTCACCGACCGCGTCACCATCCAGATCCTGACCTACACGAGCGCGACGGTGGCCCACGGTCAGGCCGAGCGCAACGTGCCGACCTGGGCGCAGGCGACGCCCATTGGCTACAGCACGACCCTTCAGTGGGGCAAGGCCGTCACGCACTTCAGCGGCGCTTCCCACCTGGAGGGCGAGGACTTGTCGATCCTGGGCGACGGCAACGTGCTGGCCAGCCCGCTCAACCCCGTCTACCCGTTGGTGGCCGTCGTCGGCGACGCCTTCGTGGTCAGCGCGGCGGCGCTCAAGCTGACGGCGGGACTGCCCGTGCAGGCGGACATCGTCGGCCTGGCGGCCGAGAACGCGCAGGGCGAGAGCATCGCCAACCGGCACATCCTGGTGAGCGAACTGACGCCCATCTTC